CAGTAAGATCTGCAACAAGCTCTTCGGTTACAGTGGTGACGCTCTCACAACTATAAACAGTCTTGCTGGTTACTTCTACTTCATTGCCATCATAATCAGTAGTCTTGTAAGAATATTCATCCTCACCATTATCCTTAGACGAATACTGACGAACGTCCTTTGCTTCTGCCTCAAGTGTCTCAACTTTAGCAGACAACTCTCCAATTTCCTCTGACTTAGTAACGATAGCAGCGTCTGCTTCTTCACAGTCTGCCAAAAGCTTCTCATATTCAGCCTTGTAATCCATATTTTCTTCTCCTGTTTTCAGTAAAATGTCTAATTCGATATTGTTTACACCAGAATTTTCATCTATATGGGAAATATCAGAATTATTTACAGAATTATTTTCAGTCGTGGCAGCGACTTCTGTAATTTCCGATCTAATATTGGCAGGGTCATCTACAAACCCAGTACCTAAAAATGTGATATCTCTAAATGCAATACCGACTTTATGTCCAGCATAAGTGCCTTGACCACCCAAAATTCTCAAATGATCAGTAAGAAAGTCAGTATCTTCATTTCTAGCTACAATTGAAACTTTGCCAGTCTCAAGATTTTCAAGAGCAAAGTCATAATTATCAAACATGCATTCCATAGAAACAAATAATTCCCCAGCACTTGCCTTCTCTTCTATCTCTGCTGCTTCCTCTTCAAATATGTGTTTCCATACAATCATCTTATTGTGAACATCAAAACTGTCGGAATCTGTAATCTCTGTATCTTCTTCGATAGGACTGCCATCCTGATATTTTGCAGTAGATTCAATGATACAGCCAAGTATCTTATCCCTGTCATGCATCCAGTCAACTAATTGATATATGGAAGTATTTCTTGCGCCCCACAGTTCTGTAGGAAGGAAGTAGTGATCATTTTGATTAAATCCAGTAGAAACTTGAATACAGTCGACCACCATCATATTCTTATGATCGGCTAATTCATCTATTGATTCTGCAGATGCTTCTCCTATTTTAGCAATAATGTTTTTGTCCAAGATAGAGAAAAGATCCTTTGTTTCCTTATCTCTCTTTGACACTACGTTTATATCTTTTTCATTATCCCCAATTAGATTTGAATTAGTACAGCTGGCTTTTGCTATGATTGTGTTGCCGTTTTCTTTGAAATATTTAAATACCGTATCTTTCATTTGCTTTCCTCCTGTTTTGCAATTGCCCATGCTTGGGATACTAAGTTTCTAGCTACAGCATTGCTTTTAATGTCTTTCCCTGCGCTGACTCCACTAAATGCTTTTTTTACTGATTGTTTTGGAGCAATAGTCTTTCCTATTGTAGCTGTTATTAACGTTTTAGTACTTTCTCCAATATCCGAGACGCATGTAGTGTGACTAATAATTGAAAACTTTAAAGCGAATAAATCTTCTTTTCGGTCCTTAGTTAATTGCTTGATGTTATTTACACCATAATTAGCAAAATAGATTGGGTCTACCACTTCTTCTACCCTATCATAGATCCTACACGCATCATTATAATCGTCAAATGACTTGCTTGCACCTTGTGGTTTTGTGGTTCTGGTCTTCTTCTGTTTTTTCTTTTCTGGATCTGGATCGTTGGCAGGTCTTCCGTCTTCTCCTATAGTACTACCAGTATCTTGTTCTTGCTCAAATGGGCCTTTCCTCTTAATCCCTTCGTCAGCTGCTTCTTCTTGGTTTTCAGACTTAATTCTTTCTTTTTCAATGTCCCAGTTCTGATCCATGATTTCTAGCATCTGTTCTTTAGAGATTATCTTTCTATCGTACATTTGAAGAGCAAGAGACCTTTTCGCATCAATATTGCCAAGATCACTATTTTTGAATACAACAAGAGGTTCTTTTTTGAAATTCATTTCTTTTGAAATAAAGGTTACTTCTTTCGCTAACCACTTATATACCAGTCTTTGTAGATATTCAACCTTCTCAAGCAAAGATCGTACAGATAGGTACTGATTAGAATAAGATCCTTGACCTGTTCCGTTAATAAGTACTTCTGCGATACCAAAATCAGCCAGAATCTTGTTGTTAATGTGAGTATATTTTTCTGAGCCAAGAATTTCATCGATAGGAGGATATTCAACTTGAAGATCAATCAAATGATCCCATAGAATGTCTGTAACTCCGCCACCAGTAGTGTTTTGTAGAATACCTGCAAGCTTAGCTAAGGCAGTTGTGGTAGGGAATATAGGTGTTCCGTCTTTCAGTTCTCCACCAACTTTCCATATTCTTACTGCATTAATAATACCGTCCATAGCAGAAGAGTCCATCCTTTGCATCTTGTTTTCTAATGCTAAGTCTGTTAGTGCTGCAAAATGGAATGGCTTAGCATATTTCTGCCAATCGTCCTTCTTGTACGTAAATATATGATTATTGGTGTCAGAATTTACCTCAATGGGTTTATTGTTTACGCTAGTTAATGAGCCGTTAGTTTGAGTTACAGTAATTACTGGCTCTCCAGCACTGTTGACACTTTTTATATTAAAGTTCTTGGGATTATATAAAACATATCCAATAGGTATTTTCCTAGTAGTTGCTGCAGAACCTTCCAATGTTTTGGTATTAAGAGTTCCAGTTCTGCGATGTACAACTCCGGTTCCTGCTTTTAATGCATTATTTATAATTCTTGAAGCAACTCCATTGACATCTACTTTTTTAGACCACTTATCCCAGAATATCTGATTAGACTTCTTTGCGTGAACAATTTTAACGCCCTCGCTTGAAAAGTCACTAATCAAATCAATAATATTGCGAACAATACCAATAGTTTCATATGCGTCTATGCATGCTGAAATCATTTCTTTTCCGTCAAGAGTGTTTGTATTCATCCCCATTTTTGCTAGCGTAGAATCTCTTGATGCAGTATTTCTATCGCATCCAGCAATCTGAATCTCAGGAATTGCCCCTGCTATCCCAACATAGTCACTATCTTGAGTCCCTATGGCCTTATTCCCTGCCGTTACATATAATGATGTTATTTCAGTAGTTTCTTTTGCCATGATTTATTCTCCAATATTATTGTGATCTCTTTATTTATGTACACCATTAATATGCAACATTGCCCATTCCGTTGCCTCTATTTATAGATACTGCAACTGGTCCAGCTACGTTGCGAGTGATTCCAGTAGGTAATCCTCGATACATTGCGCCTTCTTGCCCTTTTGTTGATAAAGACTCTGCTGTTCCTCCATCTACTTGATAATTTGACTCTCGTTCCTCAGTTATTACGTATTGAAGAGCATCATGAGCTAATAGACATGCAGAATATCTATCCTTTCTTCTTTTGTCAGTAACTTTATTGTCTCCACCAACAGAATTCATTTTTGGTAAGTCAAACTTCTGATTTCCACCAGCTGTCTCCATGACTATAATACTTGCTATTTCATCTTTCATGGACTGTATTTCTTCATTTACATCCTCAACTGTATCAATCATAGACACTCTGGTTTTTGTAGTCATTTTAATCATAGACTCAGCAGCGCCCTGTTCGCTTTCTAGTTCTGCCTCTATTGCTACTGTGTCATAGATTGGCATTAACAACTGGAATTCTTCAACAGCTTTCCTAAATGAGTGATTCACTAGCTGTACAAATTGTGTTGATGATGGAGTAATCTTTAGAATATGCCGTCCAACATACATTCTATGATCAGGATTATCGAACTCCCAGAATGGTTCTTCTTTAGCTAAAAGGAACTTCTGCTCTTGTAGATAGTTAGCAATTTCTCTTCCTCCACCTCCAGCATCGATGTTTATTAGGCAAAGATTAAACGCTTTAGACAAATATCTAATTTTCCTAGCACAAGCACCGTAGTATGTTTGTTGCTCATTTACTTCGCCAGTCTTTTTCATTTTCTTCTCATTTGTAGCCCAACAGTAAACAACTCTATGTTGTCCATCTCCACTGTCGTCAATCTCTATTATCACAATTGAAAAATGGTCTCTCTGTCTCGCACGGTCAACCCCCATTACATATCTCTTATTCCCTACTCCTTTTAGTATTGGGCCAAATTTAATATACATAGAAACTGATTCTAATAGTGACATGGGTATAAACCCATCACTATCTGCATAGAATATAGCACCAAACTCCATGTCAAAACCAGCCTTAGTCATGGTGGCTTTACCTTGAGAAATGATACTATCATCTAAATATGCAGGGGGCAGTGCGTAGTACGGAACATGAAGTACTCCAAACTTATTTGGATCTAAAGAATCTAGCTCTTCTGGTGTCATGTCTTCACCAACCAATGCTCTTAATTGCGCTCTGTCGTTCCCACATGCAATTATTTCATTATATTGCTTATAATATTGATAGAAATGATTAAACTGATAATAGGCAGTTCCAGAAATGATAATTTGGTTACCATCATGCTCTTCTCTTAGGGTTGTGGTATCAATGCCTTCTTTTTCCATTTCCATCATTCTATATCGTTCTTTTACTTTGCCAACTGGGTCTAAAGAAACGACTGAGAAGCCTCGCACGACCGTTTCAAAAATTGCATGAGGTATTGCTGCAAATTCATCAACTAAAATACAATTCCTGTTCTTTATTCCATTAGCTATAAATGAATGTTCGTTTGGAATAGTAAAATCGTAGAATGATTGCTTTCTTCCTAGTATTGTGATTTCTTTTATTTTTGTCAGTTTACCAATTTTCCCTTCTTTATCATAAGTGTCAAAATGCATCCCTACTTCTAGATCTTGAGCCTCTACAATCCCATATGCTTTTGTATGGAGTGCATGAAGTCTAGAGCATATTATTTTTGCTCTATTTTCAAACTCTATTCTGAATCCAATCATCGGCTCTGTCTTGAAGAAATACTCTGGACATCTTGCTTCTCCGTCTCCGGTCCCTGTATATACTTTAAAATGCTCTAAACCCATATATTTTTCTGCGTCTTTTATCTTAATCATTCCAACTGTAGTTGCTACAAGAGATTCTCCATCTATGCAGTTCCCACGAAGACCACGTACTTTTTCACCATTTCCAAGAGGAATACTAAGTATTGAGCTGTTTCCTATGGCGAAAGAACAGCCAGAGATATCGAAGCGTGGTTTCTGTTTGCCAGCAATTTGTTGCAATGCTGGGCTAGCTTTATATATGTCGTTTATATAGTTAAATACAACTTTGCTCTGACGAAATGATGCTGAGATCAGGACAATCCTAGACCCCTGCATTAAAATTGCTCTTA